ATTGAGGAATAACATCAAGAAGAGTGTACTCACACGCAAAGAGCAATCTGAATATGCCAACATGGTGATGAAACTCAATAAAAAGGTTGCCAATACACGTAAGCTCTTTGAAAATGGAGTGAACAAGAAGATTTCTAACACTACTGGACCCCTTGTGAAGGGTATACTAAACAAGGCTGTAGCTAACAATAAACGTGGTAGCTTCAACGGTGGTTTGAGACTTGGTAACAATAACAATAACATCATCAATGGAAAACCAAAGCCTATATACAACAACTCCAACTCCAATTCTAACAACAATGTCAAACAAAACATGAAACCTAACCCTACATTCGAACCAAACCTGAAAAACAACCCCACGTTTGAAAAACTTACCAATGAAAATAAGAAACCGTTGATTTCTGCTATCAACTCACTCAAACAATTACCTCAAAATAAGAAAACTATATTCAAGGGTCGACTTAACAGCGCTTTCAAGAACCAAAATCTCAATAAGATGAAAGCGATTAGGAACGAGGCGATAGCCGCTAATAAGGTGATACAGAATCAACTCGCAGAGGAAAAGAGATTGAAGGAAGAGGCTAAGGAAGCCCAACGAAAGAAGGAAGCTGAAAACGCGGCTAGACGGAAGGCGGAAAGAGAAGCCAAGAAGAAGGCAGCCAATGAGGAAGCCAAGAAGAAGGCAGCCAACAATATGAAAAGACAGTTGAATGCAGCTAATAATATTTTGAATTTGGCTAATAAAGCTCTCAAAAAGAAAGAAAACAACAAAGCACCAACTCTCATGGAAAGGGGTAGCTACACATCTAAAATCAACACCCAGATGAAAAAGTTGGCGAAGGGGACGACTAACAGGGTACGTGAAGATTGGGAAAAGAAGAAAAGGACATTCAAGGGTAGAATCACAAGAGCAGCTACCATAGGTCAAGTCAAAAAAGCATATGAAAATGCAAAAGAGGAGTACAATAAACTTAAGTAAACTCAAAAATATGTAAAAAGTAACTAAAATGAATCACCCCGACGACGACTGTACCGTGATTACCGACATGCCTCTCAGCGACGAGGTTGTCGATTTCATCGAGAAGGGTCTTCACCGCGATATGACTGAGGAAGATGTGGAGAATTGGTGTGACAATAACCTTGATGGTCTCGCATCCATATATGAAAAGTATCGGGATACATACTTGTCATACGGACAGGCCGAAATGACTCTTTTTTTTACACAAACTGTGTACGGTCGAGAGGATGCAATGGAGATTATTGCTAGTTTTGTAGATGGATTGTAATTTAAAGAAAAAAAACGTCTATATATTAATGTCCACATGCGATGTATGCTGTGAGAAATTCAACAAGATAAATCATAAAAAAGTTGACTGTCCCTTTTGTGATTTATCAAGTTGTCGCTCATGTAGTCAAAGATATATACTTTCTTCATTTGAAGACCCACATTGTATGGGTTGTAAAACTCTATGGAACCGTGAATTTGTAGATTCATTTTGTACAAAGTATTTTCGAAATACAGAACTCAAGCGACGCCGTGAGGTCGTACTATTCGAAAGAGAAAAAGCACGAATGCCAGAGACACAACCCGAGGTTGAGAGAATTCTTCAAATGAGGAAACTAAGAATCATACTAGATACTCAAAGAGTACAACTATTAGAACTACATTATAGACACGACAATTACCCAGATGAAAACCCTCTAATAATGAGAGAAATTCAAGATCTCTATAGAAAATTAGAAAATGTATGGAGACATTTAGAACAACTACGTTCAAATGGGGTTGATCATGGAGATACAACATTTGTTCGTCAATGTCCACATGAGGACTGTAAAGGTTTTCTAAATGAACAATGGTATTGTGGATTGTGTGATAAACACTACTGTAAAAAATGTAACGAATTACTCACAGACGATCATGAATGTGATCCACAAACAGTCGAAACCATGGAACTTTTAAATAGGGATAGTAAATCATGTCCTAAATGTGGTACAGTTATTTATAAAACAAGTGGATGTGCACAGATGTGGTGTACAAGTTGTCATACAGCTTTTGACTGGCGAACTGGTCAAATAGAAACTGGGCGTATCCATAACCCTCATTTCATAGAGTTCAAAAAGAAGACGATGTCATCTAGAGAACATGGGGACATACCTTGTGGTGGTACACCGACATTTAGAGAACTTAGATCAGTTGATGCATCGAACAAAATACTCTCATTTGCTATAATTGTATACCAATGTGAGCGTGATTTAATGTTTATGGATCTTCAACCCCCAGATAATCTGCAACTTAGAATATCTTACATGTTAAACGAGATGAGTGAAGAGTATTTCAAAACGATACTTCAACGACAAGAAAAGTTTCTAGATAAGTCAAGAGATATTTCACAAATATTTGAAATGATATCTAATACTGGTGGAGATCTTCTAAGACAATACATACTTTATCCAGAAAAACACGATGAAATAATCAAAATCATGGAAAAACTTGTCGATTATAGTGATGAAATATTTTATGTAATTCGTAAAAGGTATAACTCTGCATTTCCTAGAAAATTAATTCTATGATTACAGTAAGATGGTCATTCTATTGTTCCTCATTGTATTATTGGTCTACCTACTTCCCACATATCCCAAACCGGTGGTAATCGAAAATTTTTTGACTGAAAAGGAATGTACTCATATTAAACAAAGTGCAAAAAGTAAATTGGAGGTGTCAACTGTGGATAAGGATAGAAGGGTTAATGAAAAAATACGAAAAAGTGAGACGGCGTGGCTTAGTACCGAAGACCCTATTGTTAAAAGCGTAGTAGAACGTTGTGTCAGTCGTATAGATAGACCCATCGAAAATTGTGAAGAGCTTCAAGTTTTACGGTACAATGAGGGTGGATACTATAATCCTCACCAAGATGTATTCTATCAAGACAAAAATAAGAGGTTGTATACTTTTATTATAGCTCTCAATGATGATTATGAAGGGGGTGAAACAGCTTTTCCAGTTATAAAAGAAAAATATAAACTCAAAACTGGTGACGCGCTATTCTTCCATACATTGGATAACTATGGATTCGATACGTCCGATGCTTTACATGGTGGGCAACCTGTAAAGTCCGGGGAGAAATGGGTTTGTAATTTATGGGTGCACAAGTATCCTTATGCCTGAACCTCACCACGTTCAATGAGCTTCTTACGATTTTCTAGGTGAAGTCCCTCAACAAGGGATTTATTCTGTGCACCATATGGTACGGCGTATCCCTCATCAACCAACCACTTGTTCACATTGGTCCATACTCCATCTTCAGAAACCCAAACCTCTCCGAGTACACGTCCAAACTTACCCCTAGAATCCGCCTCTGGGCATCTGAGTTCGATTTCAATATCATCCTTCTCAGATGCGACCGCCTTTAGACACCATTCCTTGAGCTTCTTCTTAGAGAGAAGGCCAAAGACCTTCTCCTCCTTATCAGAAGTACGGGATTCGGGGGTGTCGATACCTAGAAGACGGACACGCTGCTTTGTGCATACATCAAAACCTAAGTCGATGTTCACGTCAATAGTATCACCATCGACGACCTTCGCGAGGGAGGATACACGATAGATAAACGTACAGGGTTCAACGTTATAAGAGGGCATCTTATATCTAATTATAAACTTAAAACTTTAATACCCTCATATATTAGATGAAGTGTGTGGCTACCTTTTCTGAAAATAGTCTGTACAAAATAAAACTAGCAAAGACTCGTAAGAATGTCCTTGAATCTATATACCAACGACCAAGTATCGTAGAGGTGAGACCAATCAAGGAGAATCTGAGACTTCGTTTACGCTTCACAGAAGCGATAAAAGAAGCACAGGAGATGTGTGAAATGGATAAGGATTCGTCGGAGTGTCATTGGGCTTGGTATGAGGTTGATGAATTAGAGGATTCTATGCTACGTCTATATCCCGATAGACGGTAACAATTGGGGGGTCATCGTCATATCCATAATAACGAATTGATATTCCAAAAAGTTTCATCATTTCTGGATCAACATAGTCGTTAATTTCTCTTTTCCAATTTTTTATAGTTGTTTGAAAATATTCAATTCCATTATCTGAAAATACACAAATACGCATGAATGGTGTACTACGCACCTTTCTCATATATTCGTGTACAGCCTCGGGTAAAGGTGATGCCCTCATGTATGCCGATTTAAGGATATTAATAACGTAGTATCCGTGTGAATCACAAATTATATTGACTTGCATTTCAGGGAACCCTTTGATAAATGCTTCGAAATCCGCATTACTAGGGAGGGTTGTGAATACAGGTGTATTCTGGCATATAACCTCGTCATGGTAACCAATACCGGGATGTGTATGAAATGACATTTCAGAATACCAAACTCTATCTATTTCAGGACCTTCTACACGATTTCGTTTTTTTGATGTGACAATTTTTGGTTTACTAAACTCAAAATTTTTGTATTTAATATTACCAGCAAATTCCCATTGTTTGACACAAGATAACTTACTCACTTCTTTCAAATCATGAACTACTTCACGAGAAAGTTTTATTCTCTTCTTTCTTATTGCCATATTTGGGCGCACTATTCTAAATTTCATTGACACTACCTGTTATACACTGAGAATTTAACGCGTCTTGTTTTTAACTATCACCCGACCCTCGGTTTCTGGAGCGAAGTTCAGGTAAAAGGATCGTACGGCAATACTGTTTTTCTTAGCGAGTTCATTAATTTGGTTAATAGTTGCAGCACCACTGAGTAAGTATGGAATCATTTCCATGAACGTCACATAAAATGTTGTACACACACCCCGAGTGTTTCCCTCTTGGAGGTCTCTACCACCGTAATATCTGACTTTGCGACCAGGTATCTTGAACATTTTTTGTAAAATTGGAACAATCTTCTTACGTGTAGTCTTACCCCAAATCGAAGTTCTAGACCTTTCACCGTGTGGATCGAACACCCATATTCTTCTATTTTTGGGGTCTCGTGGGTCAACCAATACACTGACTGCATGCCCATTGCTATCAGTTCGTAATCCAACCATGAAAAAATGGACTTGATTTGTTGGGACTATTCTCGAACCGGAATTATAAATCCGACCGAAACGATTAACAATTGTGGGAATATTTTTAACGATACCGTATTGATTCGTTTCAATATTATAATCCAAAAATGACGAAATGATGCTCTTCTCATCAAACATTTTCTTAGCTCTCTTCATATACCTGGGAATACCTGCATACTGACACCCCATACCCCTACCAATTTCAAGATTTGACAGCTCCACCTCCCGACCACGCGTTTTCATTGTTTGTTCATCATTGCTGTTGCTATTAGTAGCTTTACGCTTCTTAGAGCGTACGGGTACTACGTTAGTCATGATGACATTACCAGAGTTATTACGGTTTACGAGATTGAACTTTTCAAACTCTTTCGCGAGATTGTTAACATGACCAGCTTGAATGTTCCGCATTAATCGTCTAACTTCTCTTCGCCGTCCAACTTTCCAGGCTTTTTGTATTTTTCTTGCAGCATCATTTCTTACATTCCGTGTGAATGAAGACAGATTAGTTATTTTAGTGATGATATTTCTCAACTCGGTATCACCTCTGTTCAGATTTCTTAAAAATGTACCTGACTGAGACATCTTAACATATATAGAGAAATTTTTAGTTTCTTTATAAATGAAGTGGGATATAGAGAAAATCGTGAAAGAAGTCTATTCTGAATTAGGACCTGGTTATAGTGAGAGAGTGTACCACAACGCGGTTGAGGTTATACTGAGAGAGAAAGGTATTCCATATGAATCTGAACGACATATATTGGTTAGGTTTAGGGAGCATGTCGTTGGACAATTACGAGCTGATATTATCATAGACAACACTGTAATACTA